CCGGTGCTTGCAGGACTTTGGAATCAGTACAAGTCCGAGATGCAGGATGTCTCTGGAGCTTTTTCGCAAGGATTTGTAGGCGCAATTGGGCCATTAATTGGAGCTGCTGCTGGAGAAATGGCCGGGAGCGTTCCTTTTGTTGCTCCTACCGTAGGAGCACTTACAGGTGCTGCTCTTGGATATCAACAAAACAAAACTTCTGGAATGCTTGGTGGGGCAGGCGTGGGGACAACGGCTGGACTTATTCCTGGCGTTGGGCAAGTTGGAACTGCTTTTATAGGTGGCTATCTTGGAGGAAAAATTCAAGATGCAATTTTTCCTCTTACTACAGAAGAAAGAGCCAAGGCTTCATTTGCAGAAGCAAATCGAGCCAGCAGGCTGTTAAAGCTAACAGGAGAAGTGTCACCAGCGTTTTTAACAGGCTTTGCTTTGTCTCCTAAAAAAGCTCTGGCCGGCGCTGTAATTGGAGCAGGCATTGAGGCCGCCAAGCAAGCTATGGGTCCAGGAAAGATGGATCTAGAAAAAATTACAGAACGAGCGGTGCAAGGGGCCGTGGGGTCGCAAAGCAAAGGGCTTCCTGACACGCTAAAGTCGCGAGCATTGAGAACAGAGGCGGCTGCGATTAAGCAGCGGAATCAGGTGATGGGTACATTTACCGGAGACGTAGATGCCGCTGTTGCTGCACTTGAGACTGCGCCTGAAGTGTCTGCTGGTGGATTCGCTCCAATGACAGGAGAACTGTCCGGGCAAAAAGGGCTAATGAATCTTCAGCGTGTTCTGACAGCCAGAAGTGAAACCCTTCAAACTAGGGATCAGCAAAATCTGCAAGCAATTGCTAAAGAATTAGACAGGGCGCTTTCGGAGTCTGGTGCTTCCAAAGAGGAAATCAATCGCGCTTTTGCCGCAGCAAAGCGTTATTACGAGTTGGGAAAACGTGCTGCCACTAGGCAATCAACTCAACAGGCAGCCGCAGAGGCTACGACAATGATGAATGCGGCCAATGATGCCGCGCAGGCTTTGATTTCTGAGGGAGAACAAGAAGCCGGCAGGATTCTGACAGAGGGCATCGCAAAGGCTGATACGGTCATGCAGGGTGCAAAAACCGGGCTAATGACGGCAGAACAGGCCACAAATGCCGCGCAGAAAGAGCTTCAAACGGCATTTGACAAGCTGTCTGCTTATCGCGATGTCGCTGGAAAAGAAGCAAAACGAGGCGTAAGGAATGAGGTCACAAAAGAGGTTTTGGTTGAAAACAACAAGGCTCAAGAGGCCAAGTTTAATGAAGCCTACCGAAACCCTGAGATTGCAACCGCGCAAGCATCTGTAGGCAATATGGTTTCCGCAGCTAAGTCGTTTAAGGCGAAGCAAAAGGAAATTGGAACAAGCGGATCAAGCGTTGTTGATGCAATTGTTAAATCGTACGAAAACAAGAAAATTGATTCACTTGAAACTCTCAAAGAACGCAGGACTGCAATAGGTGGTGAAATTGGTGAAGCTATTGTTTCTGGAAACAAAACAAGAGTAGGCGCTTTGACGGCTGTAAAGAAGGCCATAGAGCGCGACATGGAAACCGCAGAAAAAGGAAACCAAATACTAAAGGATCTTAATAAAAAGTTTTTTGCGTACTGTGAGATTTTTCGAGATGGAGTGATGGGTCAGGTTCTGAGAGCAGACAACCCAATCCCAAACAGCCAAACGATTGATCAGTTTTTTGGAAGCAAAGAGGATCTTCAGCAATTGCGTGCAGCGATTGAAGCAGGTGGAAGTCCTACTGCCGTCAAGGCTGTAACAGATGCAATGATTGAACGGATGTCATCGGAGTTGGGCATGAATCCAACAGTTGAAGCTGTGCAAAACTGGTTATCAAAAAGCCGACCCGGAGAAGCAACTAGAGCTGATTGGACAACTGCATTTCCAGAACTTACGCCACTTGTTGATTCTCTCACTGGCGGCATACAAGCTGGAGCGCAAAAGGTGGAGGCGGCAGCAATGACGCTAAAACAAGCGCAAGAAGCAATGAAAGTTGCAGAGCAGACGGCAAAAGGAATTAACACAGAAGCAGATACTGCCGCAAAACAAGTTATTGTTGACGCTCAAGGACAGGGGCAGCAGGCCATCAAAGATGCGACAGTTAACGCTAAAGAAATTCGAGATACTGCTGAAGCTCAGGCAAAAGCCACGCTAAAATCAGCAAAGGAAAAGGCAGATGCGTCTTTTGCTTCAAGGTTTATTGGTGCCGATCCAACTGCTGCTGTTTCTGTTTTGTTTGAAGGAAAGAATACTGAAGCTCCAAGGCAGGCTCGTGAACTTATGAAGTTGGCGGCAAAGGATTCTTCAGGAAAAACAACAGAGGCAATTAAAAACGCGCTTAAAAACAGCATCAACGCAAAAACACGCTTATCCAAGGTTGTCACCATGTCAAATGTTCCTGGTGAAGTTACTCCAAAAGATCTAGCTGTATCTCTTGCGGAAACTTTAGATCTGGTGACTTCTGAAAAGAATGCCGCAGTTATTGAAAATATTTTTGGAAAAAACTCTCCAGAGTTGAACTCCATTAAAATGGCGCAAAAGCAGGTTGAGATCATGCAACGCAGACTGCAAGCAGCGCCAGGTGAGTCTGTGACTCAATTTGCCAACATTGTTGAGCAAAAGGTTAGCAAGGAGATTGAGGACAATGTTCTCGGAGTGATTGAACGGGCCGTTAGCGGTATTGAGCCGGGTAAAGGCAAGTTAGTCACGAGCACCCTTTCCCTTGCAAGAAAGCTCTGGACTGGCGATACTAAAGAGCGACTCATGGAACTTCTTAACGACACGATGACTGACCCAAAGACAGCGTCATTGGCAATGAGAAAAATCACGCCTGAGAATCTCCCAAAAGTTAATGAGTTAATTCGCTCGTACCTTGTGCCAAAACAGCAACCATTTGTAAGCCCTCAACAGGAGTCCAAGTAATGTCCTCTTCCATCGTCTCACCTTTTCCCGTATTCAACGACCTCGACGGCACTCCGCTTGAGGCCGGCTACATCTACATCGGGACGGCCAACCTGAACCCAGAGGTGTCTCCTATTCAGATATTCTGGGATGAGAATTGCACCGTGCCTGCGGCACAGCCAATCCGCACCATTGGAGGCTATCCAAGTCGAAATGGAACGCCCTCTAATGTTTATATAATTGACAGCGCCTACAGCATCACGGTGCGTAACCGCAACCAGGTCTTTGTATTTGCCGCGTTTAATCAGCTCCAGAATTTCAGCACTCCAGTGTCCGTTAAAAACTTCGGGGCTGTGGGGAATGGGGTGGCTGACGACACAACCGCGCTTCGCACCGCTAGGACTTTTGCTGAGACAAATGGAGTGTCTCTTTATTGGCCTGCTGGGGATTATTTGACTGTAGGTGATATTGATCGTCTGCATACGATCCGGCACACTGGAGACGGAGCAATTACGAGAGCCGGGGGATACCGATTCTGGGTTGAGCCAAAGGTGGGGCAAACCAACACTCTTTATGTTAATCCAACAGGCGCGGATCAGAATGATGCAATTGATCCTGTAAACCCATTTGCAACAATACAAGCAGCTTTTGATGCGTTAAAAAATTACGGCCCAACATTAAATGGACTATGGATAATTCAGCTTTCTGCTGGAACTTACGCTCCAACAAATTCACTTCGAGGGCTAAAAAGCTTAAACAGAATCAGGATTCAAGGCCCATCTGTTGGCGGATCTCCAAATGTTCCAACAGCAATTATTGATGGCACAGGAGTATCATCTGCCTATGGATTTTATTTTCAATTTGATGTTTTTGTTCAGATGCAAGATATCAAAGTTCAAAACATAATCACGACAGGACAAGTTGATCAATCATCTGGAATTGTAGCTGATGGAAAATGTGATTTGTATGCCAATAATGTTCACACGTACAGGTGTGATTATGCTGGGTTTGATATAAATAGCAATTCTCAGCTTCGCCTAGAAGGAGGCATACATTCAAGCAGCAGTTATAATGTCAGGCTTTATTCAAATTGTACTGGAACAATTGGATACAATGGATCTTTGACTTCATTGACTCAAATATCTAATCCGACTCAAGCAAATGTGTGGTTGTTTAATAACTGTAATGCTCACATTGATTTTTGCACTTTGTCAGCTCCGTCAGCAACAAATGTAAATATTACAAATTCGTCAAGAGCACATATTTACAAAAGCTCGATGTCTGGATTGTATCCGGTTGTCTGTGGTCCAATATCCACGTGGATAGATGACCAAAACACAAATACATGTGTAAATGCAAACTATCATTATTGGTCTGTTGATTACGACAACAGGAACAGCTTAATTTTCAAAAAAGAAAATCAAAGATTTAAGTTTGGAGGGAGCTTGGGAGATAATCCTCTTGCAAGATTTCATTTTCAAGACGGAGCAAGTGGAACATCTAACTCCAGCTATAATTCAAACGCAAAAGCAATTTTTGATTCAGCGACAAACACGATTATTGCAATTGGAGGTGCAAATGGATTTCAGTCTGGGTTTCATTTTGCAAAAAATGGATCTTCAATTGATGGGTCTTTGATTTATTCGTACACAACTGGTCAATTTAGCGTTAGATGCGGAAATGCAGATGTTTATTACATGTCAACTACGGAGTTTGCTCCGCTGACAGACAACAACAAAACACTGGGAACAGCATCAAACCGATGGTCAATTGTTTACGCAGGAACAGGAACAATCAACACATCTGACGCTCGTGAAAAACAGCAAATCAGGAGCATTTCTGATGCAGAAAAAGCTGTTGCAGTAAAACTTAAGGGATTGCTGAAGGTATTTAAGTTCAACGATGCGGTTGAGAAAAAGGGAGACAACGCTCGAATTCACTTTGGCGTGATTGCCCAAGAAGTTAAGGCCGCGTTTGAGTCTCAGGGGCTTGTTGCTGAGAAATATGCCCTGCTTTGCTATGATGAATGGCCGGAAACTTTTGAAGAAAAAGATGCAGACGGCAATATCATTCAGCCGTACAAGCCTGCTGGGAATCGGTACGGAGTGAGATACGAAGAGCTTTTTGCGTTTATCATTGCCGCAATTTAATATGGACTGGTTGGCAAAAATACTACCCACTATTGGTTCACTTTTAGTGCCTGGTGGTCCTATGGTGGGCGCTGCCGTTGAGGCTGTGGCTGGCGCCTTGGGATTGACTGATGCCACCGAGAAGAGCGTCAAAGATGCTTTAGCATCTGGGCGTCTTACGCCGGAAGCCATGCAGGCTCTGAAAACGGCTGATAACGAGCTGTGTGTAAAGCTTGAGGAACTGGGCATCAAGATTGAAGAGTTGGCCGTTAAAGACCGAGGTGACGCTAGAGCAATGCAGATGGCAACTGGTTCTTGGGTGCCGTCAACACTGGCAATGGTTCTTACTGTTTGTTACTTAAGCATCGTTTGCCTGCTTTTGACTGGAGCCATGAAATTATGGGAGAATCCCACACTCACACTTTTACTGGGGGGCCTAACTGGTGGCTTTACATCTGTGTTGTCATTTTACTTTGGTGCATCACACATGCCGGTAAACACTAGCAAAAAATGAACCTCAAAGAAGAAGGCATCGACATAGGGTTTGCGATAGCGGGCCTGTTTGGGGCGCTTCTCATGATGTCAAAGACAGCAAGCTTGAATGTTGGAAGGACCGTCTTATCGACCGTTGGAGGCGCGGCATCGGCTAACTACGTGACTCCGCTGATCCTGCATATAACCAAGCTTGATAATGACCCGACCTATTCCTATGCCATCGCCTTTCTTCTAGGATTTGCCGGGTTGCGCGCCATAGAAACCATCACATCTAAAGTGCTCACAGATGAACGCCCTAACAATCGCCAACGCCATCGCTAATGTCATTGTCGCCGGATCGGTAGTGGACATGGCTATCCGTGTTTTTGGCAATCCAAAACACCGTATTCATTCTCACCCAGAGCTTTTTTACATTCGCAAATTTGTTTCGTCGCTAGTAATCTGCGGCGCAGTTCTTAACGTTGTAACTTTGTCTACGCCAAGCTGGACAGAGGTCGTTTTGAATTACGGGTTTGCCGCAAATTATTTATTCTCAAGTTATTATGACCGTTTTACCAGTCCCTCAAATCCCAAGGCTCCAAGAGAGGTACCTAAACGGCGTACCCCCAGCCGGCCTGGTAGTACTGCAAAAGCCAAACCGAGTGCTGCCACCGGCGGGACAAGACGGAAACGGCCTGCCGCCTGACACGATCACACCGCATTCTGGAATCTACGATGAAAACGGAAGACTCCCAGTACCGGCATCAAACCTCACCTTTATTGCAAAAGTATGATTCGCGAATTTCTTGCAAATCTTGACGGCAAAATTGATGACATCGTGAAGGTGAATGCTGTAGGTGCAGCAGCTTTTCTTGTCAGTTGGAGCGATTTTGATCACTGGCTGCGTACATTCGGCCTCATCGCGGCTTTGATTTACACAGGCCTTAAGATTGCTCAAACCATTAAGGACATGAAGAAATGAACGTAGTACAGCCTCTTCTCCAATTCCAAACCCAGCTTAAGCTGTGGCACTGGATGACCAAGTCATTTGCCCAGCACAAAGCCTTCAACAAGGCTTACGAAGAAATCAGCGACTCGATTGACACGTTTGTCGAAGTCTTCTTTGGCCGGTATGGCCGCGAGGCTCTCAAAGACGTCAACCTTGGACTGAAAGCATCGGTGGAAGATTCCACCATCATCACTATCCTGACTGGCATGCGGAACTACCTTGCCGGCATGGACAAGGATCTTAAGGGAGCCACAGACCTGTTGGCAATTCGGGATGACATTTTGGGAGAAGTAAACCATTTAGTGTACCGCTTGAGCCTTGTATGAGTGACTTTGAGAAAGCTTTAAAGTTCGTGTTAGAGCACGAAACCGTATACGCGAAAGGACATTACGGTGACATGTCGCACGCTATTGTCGAAGACGAAGAGGATGATTCCGGCGGGCGCACCAAGTTTGGCTTGGACTCTGCCAGTCACCCAGAGTTGGATCTAGACACATTGACCGTTGAAGAAGCGGCACTTGTGTACAAGCGGTGCTACTGGGAGAAAGCTCATTGCTATGAATTGCCCTGGCCGCTTTCGCAGGTGCAGTTTGATGGCGCGGTAAACACCGGTATCGGCCAGCAAATGAAGTTCTTGCAGCGTGTTGCTGGAGTGAATGTAGACGGCGCGTGGGGGCCAAACACAAGCCGAGCCACCGGCAATAAG